TTCTCTCTCTTTTTTGTACTAACTATTTATAAGTTTTTTTATCTAAACTCAATGATTATTGAGTAATTATCGCCATTTAAGAAGTTTCTTGTTGACAATAATACATCACCGGTAGGTGTTACAGCGTTATTTGGTATCTCATTTCCTGAAGGTCTAAAGTCAAAATGACCTTGTCCAGAAAGAAATAACGCAGTACTATTTGTACTACCGTTCCACAATAATTCTACACCTGCTTTCGCATTTGATGTATTAATAGAAAACCAAATTTTACTAATCTTTCTATTACCATCTTCAGTCATAAAAGTGAGTTCTGAAGCATCTACTTTTCGTACTAAAGTTTCTCCTGTACCATCAGAAAAATTAGTTAATTTAGTTACATACTTTACACCTGAAGTGTCAGCAATTGTTTGTGTTGTTACAATATCAGCCATTTGTATATCCTGATTCCTTATGTGCCTCTATTACAATATTATATTTTGTAACATTTGAGTCACTATTTAATAAAATATCTCCTATTGGATCTTTAATTTTTTCTTCACTTGGTTTTAAACCGTAGTTACCTCTACCATTGATGACTACTTTTTTATTAGTATCATTTTTAAAAAATACAGTTACATTACCTGTACCAAGAATTTCGTATTGTAAATTAGCAATAGAAACTTTTGGCTCACTTGAAGCATTGTTTGAACCTATCACATCAATTAATTTTTGTTGTGTTTCATTACCAATGCCGTTAGCATTAACCATAATTTTAAAATTATCATCTACTAATGTTGTAGTCGTAATTGTCATTAACTTCTTGGCGAACCTACAGCAGACGCATGACCATCAGCGATTGTCACTAAGTCTTCAGGTGCCTTTTCAATAATTACTGTATCTCCAGCAGCGTGTAAGTAAACTTCTCCAACAACTGTACTATCAGAACCTTTTACAGTTACAGTTTGCGTAGCTCCTGTAGCAGTAATTCTGACAAATTGTGCTCGACCAATATTGTCGTCTGACGGATTGTTTACGACACTACCTTTTACGATAAATGTTTGTGCCATTTTATTTTTCTCCTAATTGTTCTTCTAATTCTCTATCAAAATATTCTTCAATAGACTTTTTACTAATATTATGAAATTCTGCTACTTGTTCCATAGCACGTTCAAATTTAGTTACAATATATCCAGACTCTTTTTCAACTAATTTAAAGACATCATTGATAGCTTCTTTCATTACTGGCGATAAATCTTTATACGCCTTTGAATTAAAAGTATCTGATTTTAAATTACTGATTGTCGTCATTTGTCAAATCTATTTCTGCTTGTCCATCTTTGTTCATTGTTGGGGATACAGAACCATCCTGATTAAAAGTACCTGGTTCAGCAATCTCTGGTTTTGGATCACTGTGAGCCTGAGCTTCAGGATTTAAAGTTTCTTGTCCTGGTGTTAATGTTTCACTGTTTCCATTAAACAAATTACCAGCCAACTCTTTTCTTCTTACATCTAAAGCATCACCAACTTTTGCTCTTAAAGCATCTTTAAAAGCCTCACCAGCATCAGCGTTATCGCCATCAGCTAGTTTGTCTATAAAGTTTTTTACTTCTTCACTCATTATTCATCTCCTATTGTCTGTGTTTCTGGTGAAGATATAATACCATCATCAATTTCTTTTTTGATTTGATTATCAATATCTTCAATTTCTTTATCTGATTGTCTAAGTATATTTTTTCTAACATACTGGACACTATAAAACTTACCAATAAAATCTCTTACTTCATTAGCAAGTTGTATTCTTTCTCTCATCATTTCTGCCTGTTTCAATTCAGCAAAATGACCGTCTTGTAAGAAATCGTATTTGACATAATCTCTAATAGTATGCCATTCATCTTCAGCAATAATACCTTTTAAAACTAGTTGTGTTCTTAATAAATCACTAAAGAGTTCTGTAAATTTCTTTCTTAATCTTTGTACAAACTTAGTAAATTTAAGTTCATCTCTTGTAATTTCAGTTGAACGACCTAAGTTAAATCCTGTTGAAGCCTCTAAACGACTTACAGGCACGTTTAAAGAACGATATAGTTTCTTTTGGAAATATTCTATATCGGTAATCTCTCCAAGGTTAGCACCGCCAGGCAGAGTTGAAATATCAGTACCTCTTCCACCCTCTCTACTTGGTAACCAAAAGTCTTCCAACATTGACATATAATTTCTGTCATCTCTTATTTCTCCTGTTGAAGCATCATAAACAAGTTTGTTTCTATATCTTGCCATGACATCTCTTAAATATTGTTCAGCTTTTACTTTAGGTAAATTACCTACATCAATTTTAAATATTCTTCTTTCAGGTGCTCTAGCAATTCTGTAAATTACAGCAGCATCTTCAATCATTCTTAATTGATTGACTGGTTTAATTGCCTTATGTAAATAAGATAAAACTATGTTTTTGTTTTGGTCAATTAATCCTGACGGACAAAAAGCAATTGTGTCTGGAGCAATTTTAATACCGCCACCAGTTGTTTGTCCAGCAACACCTTTTTCATTAAACATATAATATTCAACATATTCATCTACAACAGATAACATATTTGGACCAGCACCATCTGGTCTTCTTTTTCTTACTTCTCTAATCTTTTTGATTTTACGTGGGTCGATATATTTTAATTCAGTAATACCACTTTTTGTATTGTTTCTATCAATAATTTTTTGATAGTAAATACGGCCATCAACGTACCATCTTCTAAAAATATCGTGGCCTTTTGTATTAAAGTTCATCAACTCCAATACAACTTCAAATTCGTCTTCTATTTTTCTTCTTATATCTTTTCCATAAGGTAAATTGTCTAGTAATAACCTTACCGGTTGTTTGTTTTCATTAGCAACAATTGCTTCGTTAACAATATCTTCCACTGCCATATCACATTCTGGATGTAAGGCAATTTCTCTATATCTTCTAATTAGATCCGCTTCACTTTTGGCCGTACCTTCCATATCGAGGTACTGACCAAAATAGCCACCAGCGGCGACGGTTTGTGTTCCGTCGTCCGCTTGTGTCGTTGTAAAGCTTTGTTTTGGATCTGATTGCTTTCTAGCTCTTGTAATACTAAATCCAAATAATTCAGCCATAATTTAATACTCCTGTACTACTACTTATATACGAATTAAGTAGTCGTATTTGTTTCAAAATACTGATATTCAAATGTAACGCCAAATGTTTCAATAGCGTCAACAGTATTATAATCAAGCTCGATAGCATCTACAGATGTTGGGTAAGCACCTCTAAGTGTATAAGACTTAATTGTGTTTCCGTTTCTGTCTAAATGATCTACGAAAGCATCAACTTGATAATCAACAGGATTAACTAGTCCTTCATTGTCGGACATATTGTTAATACCGTTTTGCCATCTTTCAAAAGCATTTCTCAATTTGAAATCAGTGTCATTTATTACAGTTACAGACCAACTAGCAAATGTTCTATCTCCAGCAATCTTAACATCTCTGCCTCTAAATTTGACATTGATGTTTCCTACTGTCATAGCAGGGATTGATGTAGCTTGTGCTAAAAAAGCAAGGTCTTCTATTTCTCCACCAACTTGGGCATAACCAGGAAAAGGCATTACTACCTTAAACTGATTGGCTCTAGCGCCACCGCCAGCAAGTTTAGCTTTGAAGTCATTAATGTTAGGCATTTTTTATTTCTCCTTCTCTACTATTAACCGCCAGCAACTTCGTCAAAACTGACGCCAGTTCTGGTTGCCACAAATGATAATGTGATAAAGTTGATACTTCTTGCTGGTTTCACAAAGATTTCAGCAACAAATTCATTTCTATCAATTACATCACCTGTATTGTTAGTTTCATCACATACTACTAAGAAGTCTGTGATACCTCTTCTTCCTTGTACTTCTCTTAGGAATGGCTCTACAATGTTTCTAAAGTTAGCTCTTGTAAATTCATCATTGAACTCAAAGAGTTGGAATTTAGAAGCAGTCGCAATTGCCTTTTCTAATACGATAAACAATCTTCTTACGTTGATTCTATCGAAAGCACTTGGAGAAGATAGACCTGTTTTATCTCCGAATAATACAGTTCCTTGACCTGGGAAGGTAGCAACTGGATTAACTCTAGCAGGATATAGTCTATCTCTTTGAGCTTTTGTTGGGTTGTATGCCAACTTAACAGCGCCTCGAATAACACCTCGGTTAAAACCAGCAGGTGAATACCAAGCGTCAGCAGTTAAGTCTGTTCTAGCAGCCAAACCAGCAATATCGCCGTTTAACGGTACATATCTGTACACATCATTATATCTGTCGTACATATATTTGTATCCACTGTCGAATACAATGTATGAAGATGATCTAACACTTGTTGAACCACTAAAGTAGTCAATCACATTGTTAGTTTGTGTTTCAGAATTTGTAACATTTACAATGTCAGCTCTTTCTGGTGAAGCAAATACAACAGCATCTTTTCTATTTTCAGCTATTGTAATTAAGTTGTCTAAGTGAGTTCTTCCCTCACTAGCAACACCTTGACCAGCGATGATAAGACCAATATCAACTGTTTCAGCATCATTAAACTTCTCGTAAGCAGTTTTTAACTGAGCAGTTGTTACAGCAGAACCATTAGAACCACCTGATAGTGATTCACTTGTTGGTGTATCTACAGCAGTGTATGGTGTTCCACTAGCAGCATTACCCCAATTTGATCCTGAAGTATTATGATCCATCCAGTAGATATAACGTGATCTATTGTATATTACGTTTGGATAGTAGTTATCGTCTCCTTGTGGAGTTTTAGCATCACTCGCTTTTGAAAGTTTAGAAAATGATTCTAAAACTGTTCCTGGTGTGCCTGATATACCGCCATCTTCGTCAATAACAACAACGTGGATTTCATCTCCTGAACCTGATCTCTCAGATACATATGAAGAAGTTCCTGGAGTGCCATCAACTTGATCGTAATATCTCCATCTTCTTTTAATTCTAGCGTCATCAGCAACAGCTCTTTTTAGTCCGCCAGCACCTCTTGGGTGTTGAACGATACCAATTTGAGTTGAAGCAACACTAGTTACTCTATATTGATCGCCGTCATCAAAGTCTGCTGTAGCAGCTGTAGTTGAAAATTCAATGATGTCACCTACGTTTAAGTAAGATGTAGCATCTGAATCAACATCAACAGTTAAGTCTCCAACAGCTAAGTCGGCTTGGTCTACTTGTTGAGATGTTGTTAGTGTTTGCTCGTAAGCGTTTGCTGAAGGGCAAGTAGCAACTAAAATGTTGTTACCCCAGCTTCCAGCAGTTCTAGCGGCAAACGTTCCAACAGCAGCTTGTCCTGTAGAATAATTATTTGAATAATCATCTGTGTTCTTAACTAATATACCACTTGAATTTGAAGTGGCGTTAAGAGCACTTGTTTGGGTTGCTCGTACAACTCTTAGAGCGTTAGAATATTGTAGATAGTTAGCAGCACTGAAGAACCACTCAAAATTGTTTCCGTCAGGTTTACCAAATGTATCTACTAATTCTTGCTCACTAGAGATTGAAACTATCTCGTCTAATGGACCTTGGTTGAATTGACCAGCAAAGGCTCCGATAGATGTTGATACCGCAGGAATGATTCTTGTTAAATCTCTTTCCTGTACGAGAACACCTGGTGATACTTGAAATGCCATAGGTTTTCTCCTCTAATTAGCTAATTATTTTATTGTCAAAAGTCATAAGTTTTCTTATGCCCATAGTCAAAATAGTTTTTTTCATAACTACAGATATTTATAATAACTAGAAATTACAGTCCTTTTCGTGTTACCGGATGCCATACGGTACCATACTCATCTACTGTATTTTCTTCGTGTTCATTTATGCCATCGTCCATAAAACCAAACGGTGCCATATCTTGTTCAATTAAATTTTGTTGTTCTACGTACATTTGATTACGTATATTAGAATCTGTTAACTCTTTAAAGTAAGTTTGATTAGAAATCCAACCAAATATCACTAAACACATCATTAAGTCATCATTAGCACCTTCTTCGGCTTGCCAAGATTGACCTTTTTTACTAAAGGTAGACATTTCTTCTATAATTGAAAAGTCATTTATAACAAGTTTATCATTTTCAACTAACGTCTTTATATTAGTACAACCTATCTTTTTAATCTGTTTTGTCATACGAATACCTAATTGACTACCACGACCACTGTACATAGCACCTAGTATTTGACCAGCACGACCTTTTTGTGTTGTCATTAATAGATTGTCATATTCTATTTCATATTGTAAAGCATCTGATACTTGTTGACCTAAATCATTAACTTCAACTAATACGTGAGCACCATTATAACCCTTACACGCCTGTTCTATGACATTTGGAAAAACAAATGGTTTAACTTCATTGTTTTTGTACGTACACACAACACGATACGGTACTTGTGTAACATCAAAGATAACAAAAGCAGAATAGTCTTTATTGGTACCACGTGCCACGTCAACGGTACATACATAGAGTTTACCTTTTTCAGGTCGTTCAAACATTTTTAAGCCGTTACGACTTTCTAATGGATCAACATAAGGTGTTGATTTAATTTTATACGGTGAAACTAAAGTATCTACTGAACCGAGAAAGTCACATTCAAACTCTTGTTGGAATTGTTCTTTTGATGTGTTACGTATTGTTTCTTCTTTCCATTTTTCATCTCTACCAGGTACTTCACTCCAATGAACTTCAATTGGCACATAATCATTATGTCCATTTTCAGCGTCTGTCCATAGTTTGTAATAATGATTCATACCATAAGGTGTTGATACAATAATCATTTTTGTATTTTGACCAGATGAGATGGTAGGATAAACTGAACTAAAAAACATTTCAGCAATATTAACAGGTACGAAAGCAAACTCGTCAAGGAAGATAATATTAAATGAACCACCTCGAATAGCACTTGATGATGTAGCGGCAGCCACAATTTGAGATTTGTTTTCTAATTCAATAGAACCTTTGTTCCAGTTAATTACACCTTGTTGTAACCACTTAGGTAAGTTTTCATAGGCTAATTGTAAACGACCTAATATATCTCTTGCCGTAGAACTTTTGTTGGCAAGTATAGCAATATTAGAATTAGGATTAAATAAGGCGTAATGTAATAGATATGAAATAGTTGTTGTTGATTTACCTGATTGTCTTGGTAGTTTACAAATTGTAAATCTATTGTCGTGTATGGTTTGTACAATCTTTTTTTGAAAGTCATACATTTCAAATGGCACTAAACCTTTATCTAACGATACAATTTGAATATACTTTTCCATAAAATATAATGGATTGTCAGCACACTTTTGATATTCAACAATCTGTTCTTTTGTATATTCAACAGGAGTATTAATCTTTTTAAGATTTGGATTTCCTAAATAAGCATCACTCATTAATTACTACTCCTTCTATGTGTGTATATCCCATTTTTAAAGCAGCCGTTATTCGTTGACTACCTTTATAAACAGTATAATGTTTTTCTATATATGGATTGCCTGTGGCACCCATACGTGGTGTATCAGAAACAAAACATTTTTCTACTTGTATTGGATCTATCATCTCTTTGCCGTCTAAAATATCAACTAAAGCAAGACCGTGTTTAACGTAAGTTAAATCACTTATCTTCAATATCGTCTTGTTCGGGTGAAATGTTTTTGCTCTTAATAGTTTCATCTTTTTTTAACATCTTTTGTAAGTCTGCCGTAGAACCGACAAATAGAGCATTTTTAATATTTTGATTTGCCGTTTTAGGCAACTCTTTTAAATCTTTTAGTTTCTTTTGTAAGTCTTGTAGTTTATCTACTGTGCCAGCGACTTGACCAATTAATTGTCCTGCTACTTCATAGGCACGTGGATGTTGACCTTCTCTAGCAATATCTAATATGCCTTCAATGGCTTCTTGTCCACGTTCTATTAAGTTATAGTAATTTTCTCTACTATATTTGTAATCGTTGTCAATGTCTGGTGATTCTTTATCTTCTTTTCTAGGTACAGGAGCCTTAAACTCTTTTGTTTCTACTGGCTCTTTTTTATCTATACCTAAAATTTCATTGACTTTATCTTCCAATTTACTCATAAAACTATTTATGAGTTAAGTTTTCTACCTTTATACCAAGACGGAAGACCTAAATGTGGTCGATTGTCAAAAATATTTTCTTCAGAACCTTTTGTAGCGGCATTATTGTAATGTAAAAACACTTGACCACAATCTTGTCCGTCAAATGCTTCTCTCCAGTGTTCTAATATATTACCTTTATAAACTAACATATCGCCTGGTGCTAATACAACTTTTGATCCTTTTGTATAATCAGAAACATATTTACCTTCTTTTAGACCACCTTTTTTAGGATTTTTTTCTATAAAGATCGGCCAAGGATCGCCACCAAGATTTAACGTTGTAGAAATCTCACAACTAAATCTATCTTTATGTCTATGTAAAACATCACCATTTTTGTATATTCTAGCATAAGCATAAGTTGGTATTAATTTTAATTTTGTTTGTTTTTCCATTACTGGCTGAACTGCCAATAATAAAGTTTCCATAGCAACATCACCGTAATGTGAATACGTGTTTGGTACTTGTTCATCATTCCACACACCCCATTCTGTCGTAAATGGTGAAATAAATCTGTCGTCAAACATTGTTCTTGCTACTTGACGTTTCATTAAAAAGTAATTGTAAACAAATTCTGCCACTTTAGGTTCAATTGCCTTTTTAATAACTAAAAAGTTGTTTGTTTTAAAGCTCATAGATTTTTAACTCCTTCTATAATCATATTTCTGACCGCTTGTATGTTAAAGTGAATAAACCTAAACGGTTCAAGTCCAGAGTCCATACTATATTCGTGTACCAGATATGCTGGGGCAAATATAAGTGTTCCTGGTTTTGGTTTGTAGTGTACTGCCTCACTAGCAAAAGTAACTTTACTTTTATCTTTTTGTGGTAGTTTTGTCATCATAGCACCTGGTCGAGGATCGTGTAATACAGGATATGATGTATATTCAGAACATTTTAAATAATAAAATCCTGATATATGATTGTCCCAATGTACGTGTGAATTGTGATGACCACCACCATTTTTAGAAAATTCTTGTACCCAACATTCTGTAAAAAAGGCAGTGTAATCTTTTAATTCAAAGCCAGAGGCTTCTAAACAATTCCAAGATGTTTGACCAATATAGTCAAATAAAAATTTTAATCTTTGATCGCCTTGTAAAGGACCGGAGTGATAAGACATACCAATATCTTTTGCCTTATTCCAATACTTGTTACCTAACCACTTTTTTCTTTCAGCGATATTTGGTTTTTCTCTTTTGTATGCTTCGTCAATATATTCGTCACATACTTTATTTACTTCATCTACCCATTCTGGTTTTTCAATTGACCATACTGGTGTAGCAAAGTAACTACTTGTCGTTAATACTTCTTGTGGTTGATTATTCACTATTGCCATTATATATCTCCTTATCTAAATGGATATCCTAGATTCCATATCACTAATGAATATCTAGTACCTTTGGTTACAGGTGCCACTCTATGCCATACAAAGCTTGGGAACACTATGATAGAACCACGTGGTCTAATTTCTGTACACTCTTTAATTTTTGCTTTTTTGTTTCTTTCCCAATCAACTTGATTTCTAAAATCAAATTCTAAATTACCACCAACATACTCATCTGGTTCTGAAAGTGAAATAGTCACTGATAATTTTCTTATTTTACCGTGATCTATTGGATAAGTACCATCGGCATTTTGAGGTCTGACATATGGTTTTTCCCAACTATCACAATGCCAGCCATAGTATTGACCAACACCATACTTTGTAAATTGACAAGACTCAGACCAGTCCCAATCAAAGTTCCAGCCTGCCTTTTGATTTGCTTCGTGTATGTATGGGTGAATTTCTTTATAAATCCAAGTATCGTTCATCCAAACAATATCAGATTTACGTTTCTTTTGAATATCTTTTACAACAGATTTTTTAAGTTTGCCGTCTTTTGTACGTGCTTTGCCATCAGCTCGATCAACACCACCTGTGACAGCCATTTCTGGTTGATGTGCCTTACCATAAGCCACTATGTCATCTACTACTTTAGGTGGCAACGCCGACTGAAAATAGTAGTAATAATTTGCCAAATTCATTTTATATTATCCTCGTTTCAAAATTATATAGTATATATAACAGTTTTAATTACTGGTATTTGTATCGTATAATAACAATTCCTTTACCGCCAGCAGCGCCTACACCCGTACTTGTTATAGGATTACAAGGACCACAACCGTCACCTCCACCACCTCCGCCACCTGTGTTAGCAGTTCCAGCAACTGCTACAGCACCACCAACAGGTGGGTTACTACCTCCAGCTCCTCCTCCACCAGAACCACCAGTTCCTACTATTACACCAGGTGTTGGATTATCACCTCTTGCGTGACCTCCTCCGCCACCTGCTCTAGTTACAGATGAACCTGTAATACTTGAAGAAACCCCATTACCACCTGGTCCGCCATTACCCGGAGTGAAACTATTTGATCCGACAGCGCCAGCTCCTCCACCACCTCCACCGCCTGGGAATCCTGTTCCTCCATTATTACCTTGTGAAGGACTGACTGGTGGTGTATTACCTAAACCACCTGGTACTATTGCTGGGGGTCCAGATTGAGCTCCGCCACCTCCTGATCCTCCATTTTGTCCTGATGATGGATTACTAAATTGACCTCCGCCACCACCACCAGTTGATGTGATTGTACTAAAAACAGAATTACTTCCAGGATTTCCTTGTGTAGGGTTAGCAGGTCTACCAGTAGATTGTGTAGCGCCACCGGCTCCTACTGTAATAGGATATGTTGTTGTCGTAACAGGTATTCCTGATGTAGCATCTAAAGGAGAAGCAGAATGTGGTGAACCACAAGCCTGTTTACCTTCTCTATAACCACCAGCACCACCACCTCCGCCGTGATCTGATCCGCCTGAACCACCTCCAGCGACAACTACATAATCAACTGTTGATGAGTCACCAACATTAGAAACAACAAAACAACCATCACCTGTAAAAGTATGAATTTTATAATCGCCTGATGTTGTTACTGTACCACCTGTAGCAGCGATAAATTCAGGACCTAAATTAGATGTTGTATCTTCATTGACTATTGACCAACCTTTTGTGTTGTCCATACGAACTAAAGTTACTGTTTGACCACTTGTAGAAAAAGTTGCAGATACTGTACCACCGTCTACTAAAGTTGATGCTATCGTAACATTATTTGTACCCCAAGTACGAGCGTAATCTTTAAGAACAACAACATCTCCAGCACTTGGAGAAGCAGGTAAAGTAACTGTAACTGTACCACTTGTTGTGTCAATAAAATAACCTCTACCAGCGACAGCAGTTAAACCTGTAGAACCATCACCTGTAAATACTGATTGCCAATTAACACCGGCGTTAGCTAGTTCCGAAATATTTTGTTCTGTAATTTTAGTAGTCATATTCTATATTTATTATGGTAACTCCCTAATTACGATAGCGACACC